TGGCTGCTATCTATTCGGGTTGGGATGTAGGGCTTTTCTGTAACTATGGGGAAGGGTTTGGTGTGCCACAGGTAGAGTGCCAGGCGGCGGGTGTGCCTATCATTACATCTAACTTTGCTGCTTCTGCTGAGCTTGCTTCGCCTGATAGTTTCCTTGTGAATGGGCAACCTTTTTGGGATGCAGGGCAACACACTTGGTTTAATGTGCCTAATGTTCAGGCTATTGTTGATGCGCTTGAGCAGGCTTATCAGCGGGGGCGTAAAGAGTTCCCTGACACGCTTGCTTTTGCAGCTCAGTATGATGCGAATAAGGTTTATCAAGAAGGTTGGAAGCCACTAATCAAAAAGTTATTTATCGCATGAAACTAATTGTGCCTGTTCTGAATAGGTTTGATTTGTTGCAACGCATGATTGAAAGCATTGATGTTGAAGCAACAGTTTATGTAATCAACAATTCAGGGATTAGACAAGACTTTAGATACAACAATCCTTTAGTTTCTATTTGGTGGGTTGATGTGCCTTCTAATCTTGGTGTTGCAAGCTCATGGAACTTAGGTATAAAGATGTTGCCTTTTGAGTCGCGCTGGTTTATTAGTTCAGCAGACTGTTGGTTTAGACCAGGTGATTTGACTTTGCTTGAAACCGCTAAAACTGATGCTTTGACTTTGTGCGATAAGTTTCCTTATTATCAGACTTTTGCTGTTGGGGAAGATATTGTGAAAACTGTTGGTTTGTTTGATGAAGGCTTGCATCCAATCTATTTTGAAGATAACGATTATGAACGCAGAATTGATTATGCCGGTATGCGTGTAGATCGTTTACCTTTACAGCTGGGACATGACAACAGTTCAACTATCAATAGTGATGTGAAGCTGAGTGAAAAGAATCAATATACTTTTCTGTATAATCAACAGTATTTTAGTGAGAAGGTTGATGCTGATAGGTTTGATGAAGGTCGCTGGCAGTTGCAGATTAGGCGTGTAAATTCATGGGATTAGTTGTCGTTACGGGTGTTGCAGGGTTTCTTGGTTCACATATTGCTGAAGCGTATTTGGCTAAGGGCTGGCAGGTTCGTGGCATAGATAACTTGTTAGGTGGGAGTGTTGAGAATGTGCCTGAAGGTGTTGAGTTTCATAATCTTGACTTAGATAATTTGGAAGCTATTACCCCTGTGTTTGTGGGTGCAGATTTGGTTATTCATTCTGCTTGCACCGCTTATGAAGGTTTGAGTGTCTTTAGTCCTGCACTTGTGGTCAGAAACACTGTTCAGATAAGCGTGAACGCCATAACAGCGACCATCCGAGCTGGAGTGCCAAAGTTTGTTTACATGTCTTCTATGGCACGATACGGGGACAATTTGGGGCATGTCTTTGATGAGTCGTTGCAACCTAAACCGCAAGACCCTTATGGCATCGCAAAACTGAGTGCTGAACGCCTGCTCACTAATTTGGCTGAAGTTCATAAAATTGATTTAGTTATTCTTGTGCCTCACAACATTGTCGGGGCTAGACAAAAGTTTGATGATCCGTTTAGGAATGTTGCAAGTATTATGACTAATCGTATGTTGCAGGGGAAGCAACCTATTATTTATGGTGATGGTTCTCAGCAACGCTGTTTTAGTTTTATTGAAGATGTGATTGCACCTATTATGACTGCTTGTGAATTACCTGATGCTGTCGGACAAGTCATAAACATCGGGCCAGATGAGTCCCCGATAACTATTTTGAATTTGGCTGAACGCCTTGCAGACATTATTGGTTTTGAGTTGCAACCTATTTTTATGCCTGGCAGACCGCAAGAAGTTGCTGTTGCTTTATGTAGCTCAGATAAGGCACGAAAACTTTTAGGCTATAAAACGACTGTAACGCTAGATGAAGGTTTGTCTGATTTGGTTGATTGGGTTAGACCTAGAGTGAAACAGTTTGAATATCATTTGCCGATTGAGATTGATTCAGACCTAACCCCTAAGACTTGGACTCAAAGGCTTATCTAAGTTTAGGGTAAACTAAATAGGACTTTAGGAGTTTATTTTGGCTATAACTAATGGCTACTGCACTTTAGCGGATGTGAAAGCAGCTCTAAGAATCACAGATGCTATTGACGATGCTTTGATTGAGAGCAGCGTAAATTCTGCTTCCAGAATGATTGACCAATACTGTAACCGCTACTTTTATTCAGGTTCGCCAGGTGAAGTTCGCTACTATCAGGCAAGTGATGGTTTTATTTGTTTGATTGATGATTTACAAACTTTGACTGAGCTAAAGACTTCTAGCACTGATCCGCTTATTTTTGATACAACTTGGCAGTCTGGCGATTATCAGTTGATGAACCCTAATCAGCGTTCTAATGGTTCGTATGCGCCTTACTATTCAATAACTGCAACAGACAACTATTTATTCCCTGTTTGGGCTGAGATGGCGTTAGTGAAAGTTACAGGAACTTTTGGTTGGGCTACTGTGCCAGACTCAATAAAGTTTGCGACAATCATTCAGGCTTCACGCTTATTTAAACGCCTAGAATCTCCGCTTGGTGTTGCCGGTGTTTCGGATATGGGTATTATGCGTGTCGGCTCAAACATTGATGGTGATGTTGCTCAACTAATAAATCCGTTTAGGCTTCTTAGAACTGGTGCGTAATGGCTATCAGTAACCTTAGAACTGCTTTAGCAACAAACCTGCAAATAATCTCTGGGCTTCGTGTTGTTGAAACGCTGCCTGATGTAGTCAATCCGCCTATGGCTATGATCGGGCTCGATAAGGTGAGCTACAACAAGCAAAATAATCGTTCTATGGCTGAATACACTTTCAAAGTTACTGTGGTTATGGGGCGAGTGTCTGAGCGCACTGCTCAAAAGAACATGGACATCTATGTTGCGCCAGGTTCAGGGTCAATAAAATACGCTATCGAATCTGACCGCACTTTGGGTGGCTATGCTTTTGATGTGTTTGTGGCTGAAACTTCTGCCATCGGTTCTATATCTATAAATGCATTAGACTATTACAGTGCCGAGTTCTCGGTTCAAGTGTTCGCAAGTTAAGGATAATAAATGGCAATCTTTGTCGCAACAGACTTTAGCGTTAGCATCAACGGATCAACTGCTTTGGCTTCATACCTTACACAGGTAGAGCTCAAGGTTTCGGCTAACGACATTACTACTACTGCTTTTGGTTCAACCTATGTAACGCGTGTTGCTGGTTTGAAGGAAGGTTCTTTGACTCTTGAGTTCAATCAGGATTACGCTGCTGCTGCTGTTGATGCGGTTTTGTTTCCGCTTCTAGGCACTAGCGCAACAGTAGTTATAAAGCCGACTACTTCTGCTGTGTCGAGCGCAAACCCTTCCTATTCAGCGGTATGCCTTGTAAATGACCTAACCCCTATTTCAGGGCAGATTGGTGATTTGTCTACCTTCTCAGTTACTTGGCCTACAAATGGAACTGTTACCCGCGCAGTAGCCTAAAAAATAGGTTAGGGTTATTGTATGAATCAGATAACTCTTACAATCAATTTTATTGATGGCACTTCTTTAGAAGTCAAATGTTCTGCCGGCGATATCGTGAAATGGGAATCGCATTTTGATATTGGTGTGGACAAACTAGAAAAAGTTACTCACCTGCTTTACCTTGCTTGGCTTGCTGTTACAAGGTTAAAGAAAACTGGTGAAGGTTTTGATGGTTGGATTGACCTTGTTGGCGATGTGCAGGTTGCAGACCCAAAAGACTAAGCTCGCTTGGTGTTGATTCTCAGCATTGGTTGATTGCTAATCTTGCGGTTGCGACAGGTATTGCGCCATCAGTTTTGCTTCAAGAATCAGATCGGATGCTAAATACTATGTTGTTTGCTTTGCAACATCAAAGGGGCAGTAATGGCTAGCGACATTGTTTACAACGCTAAAGAAATAGTTAAGGCTCTCGAAGCTCTTGAACCTGGTATAAAAAAAGTTTTAGTTAGAGAAGTAAAGTTTGCGGCTAAACCTACTATTTCTGCAATCAAGTCTGCTATTCCTTCAGTAAATCCTTTTATCTCTAGTGTTAGGCCTGTCGCTAATACGCGTGGTCGTTTAGGTTGGGGTGTAAAAGTCGCAGCAAATACAGTCAAACCTAGCTTTAAAACTAAGGCTTCCAAAAAGTTTGCTGTAACTTCTTTAGTTAGCATTGTTGTTTCTTCGCCTGCTACTGCTTTAGCTGATGTTGCCGGTAAAGGATCTGGTGCAGTTTTGAATCCTGTAACAAAGTCTTACCCCTATAAGGATGGGGAGAGAACTCATAGGACTACTACTCAAGGGCAAAAGATGATTCGTCATCTTCGCTCTAGGCGTGCAAGTAATTTTGTTTATCCTGCTGCCGAACAAAGTCTGCCTATGGTTCAGGCTGAGATAAAATTGATTCTTGAACGATACGCAGCCAAAGTGAACAGGAAACTCAACTAATGTCCGTCATAATAAAACTTTTATCTAAGTTTGATGATTCAGGTATTCGTAAAGCCAAAAGTGGGTTCAGTGGGCTAAAGGGTGCTATCGGTGCTATCGGTATTGGTGTAGGCATATCTCAGATTACTGATTTGCTTTTAGATTCTGCGAAGGCTGCTTCAGCTGACGCTAAATCAACAAAGATTTTGAACACTCAGTTAACTAGAAATGCTGGGGCTACTAAAGCACAAATCAAGCAGTCCGATAAATTTGTGGAAACCTTAAGTTTACAAACAGGCCTGTTCGATGACGATTTAAGACCTGCTTACGCGAAGTTTGCGAATGTTACTCACAATGTAAAAGATGCTCAAAAACTTCTTACCATAACTGTTGATGCTGCTGCCGGTTCAGGTAAATCTCAAACAAAAATTGCGCAAGCTGTCGCTAAAGCCTATGACGGCAATACTAAATCTTTACAAAACATGTTCCCTGAACTAAAGAAGTCTAAAGATGTTTTAGGGGACTTCACTAAACAATATCAAGGTATGGCTGAAATCAACGCTGACCCTTTTATGAAGTTCAACAACAGTATGGACATTCTAAAAGAAAAACTTGGTGCAGTCATTTTGCCTTTGCTCTCAGATTTTGTTGATTACATAAGTAAACCTGGTGGAGTAGTAGATCAGATGGGTGCTTTCCTTGATTCTTTCCAAGACCCTAACAGTGATGCAAGCAAAATGTTTACAGATATTAAGAACGCTGTAAAAGATGCTTTCGGTTATGTAAAAGACTTTTTTGCTTTGTTCGGTAATGGTAGTGCTGTTGAAGGTTTCAAAAACATTGCTAAAGCATTAGTTATTGCTTTGCCTGCTTTGATTGCTTTAAAAGGAATTATGATTTTGGCGAGTGCAGGCAGTGCTATCGCTAATCTTGCTAAAGCTGTTGGCTTGATTCAGGCTGGTAATGCTGTTAGTGGTGGCGGTGCGCTAACTAAATTCACTAAAAATGGGATGCTCAGTGTTGCAGTTAGATATGCTATCCCGTTAGCAGTAACAATTGGTGCTTTAGAAGTGATTGATGCAGGGTTTAGTGATCCTCAGCAACGCCAAAAATTGGCTGATGCAGGTAAAAACATTGTTGCTCCAAAGCTTCCTAAAAATAGTGTAAATGGTATTTTTGTAGATAAAAATGGTTACAACAGTTCAGGAGATTTCGTTGGTTTGCCTGGAATGTTTGATGACCAAAAATTTACTAATACTTTTGGTGCAAAAACTCCTAAACAAATGATCGTTCCTAACATTACTATTAACAATTATGCTGCCGATCCGAAGGCTGTTGTTGATGCTTTGGGTAAGTATGTAAAAACTAATGGTGGGTTGCCGAAAACTATTATTAACCCTAATGGGCGATAACTGATGGCGTTGCCTACCTATCTTGTTGAGTTGCAGTTCGGTTCTAGTAGTTATGTTGATGTTTCGGCGTATGTTAAAAGTGTTTCTTTTAGTCGCGGTATTTCTAGGGCGTTAGATGATTATTCGGCAGGCACGCTTTCAATAACTTTTGTAAATAATGTTCGTATTTTTGACCCGCTAAACACTAGCTCTATTCTCTACTATTCTGCTGGTGGCTATACGATGGTTCAGCCTGGTGGAAAGATTCGTGTAACCGCTAATACGACTAAAAGAGTTTTTACAGGCTTTATTCAAACTTGGGATTTTAGTTACGATCAAGCAGGGTTAGATGGGCAAGCAACAGTAACTGCTTTAGATGTTTTATATAAAGGCAGTAAATATACTTTTGCTGGTGGAACGCAAGCAGTTGTTGAACCTACAAGCAACAGGATAAAGCGTGTTTTAGGTAGTTTTCTGTGGAGTGCAGCCGATTATGCAGGTATTCAAGCCGGTATAACTATGGTTGGTGCTGATGAGCAGGCTTCTGGTCAAAATGTTTTAACTTATTTACAAAATCTTGCTCGCAGTGAACCAGGCGATTTTTATAGTGATTCATCAGCAATCTATACTTTCAAAGATCGCAGTTTTATAAACTACAATTACACAAATGTTGTTAGACAAAATTTTATTTCACCGCCATCAACTGCTACTGCTTCTACTGCCACAGGCACAGCTATCCCGACAGGTTGGGTTTATGGAACTGCAACAACAATAGATCCGTCTGCGCCTTACCAATCTGGAACAGCAAATGTTGCTCAAGTTGTGGTAGCCAATAATGCTACCGAAATGCTGTTCAATGAAGTGAACGCCTTGAAATATAACTCTGAACAGGCTTCTGCTGGCACTGTTGTTGCTTCAGCTTATGTTTATGGGTTACAGGCTTCCGATATGACTATGCGTTTGACTTTAGTGAATGCTGCTAATACTGGTGCTATTGGTAGCGCAGCAACAAGTATCACTTTTGCTGGTGGTTGGGAAAAGATTTCAGCTACCGCAGTTTATGGTGATCTAAGTTTTTCAGGTATAAAACTTCGTTTATTTGGAACAGGAACTGCGCTTGTAGGTTTTTATGCTAATGGAATTATTGCTGAAAACATTGCTCAAGGTGCTTCTGCTGGAGCGTATTTTGATGGGGCTTCTAATCCAGGTATAACTAGTGCAACAACTCGTTATGAAGTGGCTTGGCTTGGTTCACCTGGTATAAGTTCTTCAGGTTTAGTTACTTCTACTGCTTCCACTGCGACTGCACCTACTTTAGTTACTTTTGCTGACCAAAACTCGCAGGGCGCTTTGTATGGTAATGGCACAGGTATTCCTTTCACTGATTTGCAGGTTACTTATGCTTCAGATCAGATGTATAACAACATTCAGGTTGTGGGTGTGAACGCTACTGCTACTGCTTCAGATACTGCACTTATTTCTCGTTATGGCAATTTTTCTTGGTCGCAAACAGATAATTTGACTACTTCTGTTACTAGACCAGCAGCTTTGGCAACAAGTTATTTAGCTGAATTTCGTTTACCAGAATATAGGGCTTCTGCTATCACTGTTGCTTTACACGATTTGACTAATGCTCAACAAAATTTGTTGTTAGCTTTAGAGTTGCGTGATGTGGTTAGAGTTTGTTTTCAACCTTCAGCAACCGGTTTAGTCGTTGCAAAGTATTATCAGATTTTGGGTATTGACTGTAATGCTGATCCTGAAAGAGTTGAATACACTTATAAACTGGCTTCATTAGATCGTTTAGGTATGCGGTTAGATAGTCCTTATCTGGCTATTTTAGACACTTCTATTTTGGGATAGTAAACTAGGGCTTTAGGAGAACTTTTATGACTTTGAAAACTTGGGCTGTCGGCGATGTGCTTACAGCATCCGATATGAACACTTATGTTTCAGCGCAGGTTGTTGGAACTTTTGGTTCTTCAGCTATTCGAGCTACCGCTATTGTTACACCTGTTACAGGTCAAGTCGCTTATCTAACTGATAAAGACCATATTGAGCATTGGGATGGAACTACTTGGCAGGCACTTCCTTCTGCTGTTTATGCGTTTTCTGCTACTGGGCCGAGCACTGCTGTTGCTGCCGGTTCTTCTGCATTGGTCAGCGTTGTTTTGCCTGTTTCTCGTTTTACTACTGCGCCAATTATTGTGGGATTAACTTCTAGCGGTGCAATGTTTACACCTGTTGTAAATGCGGTTACTACTGGAACTGCAACGATTGCTTTAGTTAATCAAGGTGGAGTTTCTCAGGCTGCTACTCAAACTTTGTATGGTTTGGCAATTATGATGGCTTCTGGAACTGCTGCGGGATAAGGATAATTATGTTGAGTTGTAAAACAGAATCTTGTTCGGTCAAGGGTGTAGAAAATACTGCGCCTGTTGAAGGAATCCTTGTTTGTGGTTTGTGTGGTCAGGAAATGACTGCAAGTGAGTGAACCGACTAAACCTAATAATCAAACTTTGTTGTTGCAGATTATTCGCGACATCGAAATTCTGAAGGCAAACAGTATTCAGATTCTTGATGCTTCACGCGATCACGAAAATCGTATTCGTGATTTAGAGAAACAAATAAATCGTAGTGCCTGGATTCCTGCTTTGATTACCGCAATTTTCACTTCTATCATTGTTGTTGCTCTAAAACAGGGCTTAGGTCTATAACAAGTCATCATCTAAAATTGTGGTATGACCGCAATCTATTTTGAACCTTTTCCTGCTAAAACTCGTAATGATGAGTTTGGTAATCTTGCGCCTTACCGTAATGGTAGGCCGCATCGTGGGCAAGACTGGAGTCCTAAAGAGAACTCTGCAATCAAAGCTATTACTGATGGCACAGTGTTTATTAATGAGTGGAGTGCAGTTTTAGGCTGGTTTATAGTTCATTCGGCTAAAGATGGAATGTTTGTGCTTTACGCTCACTTGGCTAAACAGTCCGACTTGAAGAAGGATGAGAAGGTTGTTGGCGGTAAAACTGTTATTGGACTTGTTGGGGGTGGCAGGAATACGCCTTCAGGTTCAGCTTCTACCGGTGCGCATTTACATCTAAGTATTGGTAAAGCTAATAAGTCTTGGAGTAACCCTGCTATTCATTTGGCTGCTTATGAAACGCTTGTTGATCCGCTGAAACACATTTTAGAAAATAAGGGGTAAGTATGAAGCCGTTAGGAAATGTTTTACTTAGAGTTGTTGCTACTTTTGTTGCTTCAGCGTTAGGTGTTATTGGTGCAGGAAGTTTGGGTGGTGTTGCACCTGCTACTGCTGCTGCTATTGGCGGTATTTTGGCTGTCGCTAAAGTGATTGAGAAACTGTCTTTGGCTTTCCTTGAAGATGGTAAGTTATCGCAAAATGAGATTAACGCTGCTTTCCAGCAGTCTGTTCAGTTGAAGAATGTGAAGCCTGAGCCTAAAGA